GAAAAGGCTCTTATTGGTTGTAAGAAGCAAAGCTGGAATGCAAATACTGCTGCCGCGGGTGTGTTCAAAATTTTTAATGATGAAAATCGTTATTTATGCACTGGCACTTTAGTAGGAAATAAAATGTATGTTGTTATGCATGTTTTATCAGAAGATACTACTAAAAGATATACAGCTAGAAACCATGTTCATTCATTAGAACTTAGAGCAGATAAAATGCAAGTTATGAATGATGAAATTGTGGCTTTTGATGTTAATGGTATTAAATCACCTTTCACATGTAAAAATTTGAAAGTGTTAGAAGATGCTGACATCGTTACTGTTTTTGGTTTCGGATCAGGAGGAAGTACCATGCCTGATTCAATTGTTGGTTTTGCGAGTCCCTTAGGTTGGTGTAATGCCCAGACTCGTTGTGGAGATTGTACTTCACCCGTCTTGAATAAAGATGGTCATATTGTTGGTTTTTGGACTAATGGCAATGGAGTTGATTTTGGAAGATTTGAAAGAGTCACACCAGAATTCATTGAGTTAGCGAAGAAGAAGTTGGGACCTGTACATATAGGTCTGGATTTTCTGTCTTCCCCCCGCTCCCTATAGAAATTATTGAGCGGCCGTTCTATGAACGGTATCCTTCTCAATATTTAGTGAAGGATGGGGGGCCAGTGTTTTCTGAAGATATGTATATACCAGAATTACACGAACAATATTTGAAAGAAGAATACTTTCCATTGGTTATGTCGATAAAGCGTAACCCAAGATATAAAAATAAACGGTCAATTGATCCTCAAATGAAGTGTTTTCTAGATGAAAATAAAATTGAGGAATCACCGGATTGGGGATTACCTATTCCAAATCCAACTGCCGATTATAAATCACTGTCGAAGTATGAGAAAGACCTACTTTATATGTCGCCCGATATGGTTAGTGACATGAATAAAGCTTGGGAATGGACAGAACGACATTTTGGTCCTTACATGTGCGATAGTCGCGTAAGGAGTGCCGAAGAAGTGATTGATAGTCTTGACAAAACTACTAGCTCAGGCGCACCATTTAATCAGATTTATGCAACTAAACGAGAGTTGTTGGAAACTGACACATCATTTGTTGATTGGATAAATGATGAATGGGAGCGATTAGCGACAGATCCTTTATGGACAAGTCCTAGTACGAGTGCTTTGAAAGAAGAAATTCGTCCTACTGTTAAAATAAAAGCGAACAAGATTCGAACTTTTATGGCGATGGCTACAGATATTACGATATGCGGAAATCGTTTATTTGCAGATATGAATGAAAAGATGAATGCAAGTTATTTGTGTTCCTCCTCTGCTGTGGGTATGAGTCCCTACGAAGGAAATTGGAACCGCTTGTTCCATAAATTAAGTGCCTTTACAAAAGGCTATGCTCTTGATGAATCAGAATATGATTCTTCATTGCGTGCATATATGATGTGGGGTTGTGCTCAACTGCGATGGAAAATGTTGCGGGAAGAGGATCGAACTCCAGAAAATCTCGTTAGATTGAAAACAATTTATCGAAACTTAATTAATACACTCGTGATCACACCTGAAGGGATTATGGTCATGAAGTTAGCTGGAAATCCATCCGGCTCAATGAATACCATTAATGATAATACGTTAGTTTTATACACATTGATGGCTTATGCTTGGATTAGAAATTGTCCAAATGCCGAAACCTCTTATACAGAGTTCGAAGATAATACTGCTAAGGCGCTTGTTGGAGACGACAACACTTGGACCGTGTCAGATTATGCTCATGAGTTTTATAATGGTTCAACTGTTATAGAATGTTGGAAGCAGATTGGTGTTACAACGACCACTGACTCCCTTGAACCACGCTCTCCTGAAGAGCTTGATTTTCTATCAGCACATACTGTGTTTCTGGATGGTAAAGCAATACCAGTTTATGATAGAACAAAACTCATGACTTCTCTTTTGTATTCACCACATAAAAAGAGAACTCCAGCCACTACTTTACAACGTACAACAGCAATGTTGCTCGCAGGGTGGACTGATTTACCATTTCGTAAGTTTTGTCGTGAATTAATTCACTGGCTACTTAAGAAATATGATACAATTTTAGCTGATGAACCTACTTGGATTATCGCTAAGTGTGGAATTTTAACTGATTCTGCCTTGTATGAACTGTATATGGGAAAGACTGTTGTTCTCCAACAACAAGGCTTATTTGAAGATTTAGCCACTGAATTTGGTTATGCCAAACAGTATCATATGGAGAAACAAAAATTATTGAGAGACGAAGTAAAGATTAATAAGCTCAATAAAAAAGAAACGATGTCTGTTGTACAAGTTAAGCGTAAGAGAAATAGAAATAAAAATAAGAAGGTTCAAGTTGTTAGAATTGGACCTGTGCGTGGAGGAATTAATCCCACGAAAAAACAAAAGAGTCGACCTATGGCTCGAAATAATATGAACCGACCAAAACGACCACAAAGGAATTTGGCTGGTAAAGGTGGTACTCGTAATCAAACTACTAATAGGAAGAAAATGTGTATTGAAGAAGACGAGTATATAGGAGAAGTTACAGGACAAGCAACTGCTAACTTTGCCACGACCACTTATCCAATTAATATTGGACAAGCAGGAACCTTCCCATGGGCTTCCGGTGTTGTGAAGAATAATTTTGAGAAGTATAAATTTACTTATCTTGAATTTTATTTTAAACGTGAAGTTTCAGAGTTCGCCACTGCGGGAACAACTGGAAAAATCATGTTGTCTGTTGATTTTGATGCGGCGGATGGACCTCCAACCACAAAACAACAAGTTGAGGACACGGATCCTCATTCTGATGGTATGCCATCTGAAAATATTCGGTTGATCGTTTCACCGAAGTACTTGAACAAAATGAACGATGGTCATTATATTCGTCCAGCTGGTTTACCAGGTGGTGCAGATATAAAGACTTATGATGTTGGAAATTTATTTGTTTCAACACAGGGTTTAACAAGTCCCTCAACGAGCATTGGTGAACTCCATGTTCGTTATAAATGTGAAGTTTATATTCCAGTTTTGGAAGCGTCTGTTGGTCCACCGATGAATAATCAAGTGGCAGCCTTTCAATCAACTAGTTCACAAGCGTTAACTAGTGGAGTAGCACAGGCTATATTCCCTGCAACACAAATCACTAATGGTTTGGCTGTTGCAAATGTAGCTGGTACTTTTACTTTACCAACTGGAAATTATTTAGTAAGTGGAGAAATTACAGTCAATGATACAACGTTAACAGCGTTTAACGTTAATCCACTGAAAACTGGAGTAGCTGTTTATAATGTTCCGCCAGCCTATCAAGGTACTGGTGTAGTAACTGAATTTACTATTCCTTTTAGTTTTTATGTTAGTTCTGTAGGAACTGACAATGTCTCAATACCTGTTACTTGTACTGGGACTGGCATGACGATGACTGGTTATGTCTTAATTCAAGCCATTTAAATGGCTTTTATGGGGTTCGTAAGAAATGTGGAGTTGAAAACCACTACCTAGAACGATGAAAGTTCTCGTATATGACGCTAATGGTTTGCGTATTTAAACAAGAAACCGCGGTCAGAGCAACCGGTTAAATGGCTCAAACAGTAGTACGTCTGCAAAACGTAGGTCCTTCTTAGGCTTAGAAGCAAAATAAAGCACGTGGATAGCAACACTTAAAATTGCAGAGAAAATAATCTCAGAAATGATTTTGACTTTTACTACAAAAGTTATTGTATATTTTTAAGATCCCTTTCTTTAAACCGTCAAACGGAGTAATTATTAACTGAGTAATATTAACTGAGTAAATTAGTGAGTACACCGTTGATGAGCTTGCTCTCCGGTTGAAAAGTAATGGAAAAGAATACGAAAAGAATGATGAAAAGAATGATGATAGTTTTCTCAGGATAGAAG